GCCACCAGACCACTCAGGCATGAACCAATCCAATAGACTTTCATCCAATATTTTTCGATTTATTGCGATGAAGTCTTGTTGGAGTTTCTTCCTGATTTGAATGGGACAGCCCTGAATTAACCACTGGTTACGTGCACCAATCGTTTCCAAACCCTCCCAAGGGTGTGGTATTTTTCTGTCGCTAATCCTTTCACTCTTAGTGTTTCCGTATAGGAGACCTAATGAAATGAATGGGATTTCCTCACATTCACCCATCGTTCCAAAAACGAACATCCGTGAATTGAGTGTACAGAATCTGTTAGTCCAGAAAACTTTTCCTGGTGATGGTTTAAGACCCATCAGATTTCCATTACTTTTCCATTCTTGGAACGTCTTCAAGTTTGCCGGAAAAAGACAGTCATCCCCATTGATCAATAGTTTTATTGATTCAATTGGAATTAACTTTCCTTCTCCCGCCTCCATGGACGTTCTGTTCAATGCGAAATTAGCAATGCAGAGCCAGATAAAAGATAAGATCGAACCCATGAGTTGACCATTAAGTTGGTCATCTGTTGCAATAATATGCCTTCCGTTCTGATCTTTAAGGACCATCTTGTGTTGAGTTAATGATTTATTACAAAGATAGGTTTCATCCTCTGTCAAAGACAATACGATACTCATTTCTTGAGTTATCGTGTCCGATACCCATGCTTCCAATTCATTGGTTGCATCTGAGTAATCTCCTGATAAAGATTGTTCGTCAGGTGACATTGAATGTATCCTCTCTTGTATTATTTTGGAGTTAATTGTTTCTCCCATCAACTTGAAAACACCTAGTGTTCTCATGTGGTTGTGACAGAATTTTTGTAGTGGTTTTAGTATGTAGTAGGTAGATGGTGGACCTTTGGTTATTACTCGAGGTTTGCCCGGTTCTGAGAGTCCAAATGGGACAGCAAAGGGTTCTTCTTCCAATGCTTGTTCCATCACTAATTCCCTGAATTTGTATGTTGTTTTCGTTAATTCGGAGACATCTATTTCATATTTGGGTGTGTCATCTTCAATCATCTCTTGATCGTTTGTTGATGATTTGATTTGGTGCGAATGGATTAAACTGGAGTTTCTTAACCCCAGTTGTTTAACTAAGGGCATTAAGTGTCCAAGTGCTCCATACAATTTCCGTGAATTGTTGTAATTTGCGGAAGCACTTGGTAACCCATAAGAAAAACGATCTTTGTCTGTGTATGTCTTTCCTTTGAAGATGTCTCGGACAGCTCTCTTTAGTTGTTGTTTAATATGATTAATCCTTTGAATGTCGTCCACGTTGTAGTGTTGATGCTTTCTCACAGTTAGTTTTTTGTATGTGTCGATTTCAGCATAACGGACGAATTCTTCGTCCGGTTTTGTGAGTCCACCCTTTGCT